CCAATGAACGCGCCACCTTCACCAGCGTTCCTGGTAGGCCTGGTACGTTCACCACGCTGGAAGGCGACGATGTGTACGATGACATGATCTTGACTGCCACATGCTTCATTTCGGATGCTACCAGGATTCCTGAGATCGCAGCTTGGCTTCGGGGAAATGGTACAGTCACCTTTGCCAATCGGCAGGGTGGCTTTTATCATGCCCGGATCACAAATCAGATCTCGTTTGAGAAGATCCTCCGAGGTAACCCGCATCGCTCGTTTGTGATCAACTTCCGTTGCCAGCCTTTTTTCTATCACAATGACAATGCTGCCATTACAGTTACGACTTCCGGCACCTTTGTCAAAAACCCCGGAACCATCTACGCAGAGCCGGTACTGGAGATTCAACTGAACGCCGATGCAGAGGTGACCATGGGCGGTTATCTGTTTGAGCTTACGGGGATTACCGGCAAAGTAAAGGTAGATTGCTCGCACATGGAAGTGACGAAAAACTATGCTTCCAAGCTCAATCACATGACCGGTGAGTTTCCCCGGATTCCTACAACTGGTGCTTATGTCAATTGGTCTGGTGGCGTGACATCCATTAAGATCACACCCAATTGGCGATCGCTATAACACAGAAGGGAGGTGACCAGCATTGATCTGCGTCTATCCAGCCGATTGCACCGATTACACGACAAACGGCCTATGCGTACTGCAGCCGACTACATGCGAGGTCACCGAAACCCTAAACGGAGAATGGGAACTGTCCATGATCCATCCGCTGGATGATCGAGATCGGTGGTCGTACTTGCAGGTCGGGTGCATCATCAAGGCTCCTGTTCCGGCATCGCCCACGCCTTATGTGAAAATGATCTCGCAGGGTGCAGGCAAGGTGGTCTACAAAGTCAATGATGATGGACGCCTTAACCTGCGTTCTGGCCCCAGCACTAGCACCAAGCGCCTGGCTCAGTATAAACCGGGGACGGAGATTGTGCTGGTCACCAAGTACAGTGACAGCTGGTTCGAGGTTATATGCCCAGACGGCAAGCGGGGCTACATGGCATCTGAATACCTGGACTATGTGCGGACGGAATCCACCGCTGCACAAGCCACAGGTCAAGTGATCGAGTCCAAGCAACTACGAGAGCAGCCCTTTCGTATCTATCGTGTCGTTCCCACACTGACCGAAGTGGAGGTATATGCCCGACACATTTTTTATGACCTCATGGACAACATGATTGTCAGCTACAAGCCGGGCGCTGGCGTAAGTGCCTCCACCGCTGCTCACGCAACGCTGGATAAGTGTTCATCCGACCATGACTTTACGCTGTTTACTGACCTCACTGGCACTGCCGACGAGCTGGCTTTTGAGCAGGTAAATCCGGTTGACGCAATGCTTGGTGAAGGTGGTATCACTGAAACCTTTGACGGCGAACTGGCCCGCGACTGGTTCGATGTGTACCTGGTCAAGCGTGTAGGCAATGATGCTGGTGTTCAGATCCGGCAGGGCAAGAACCTGCTGGGCATCAGCTATGATGTGGACATCTCCAATGTGGTCACTCGTATTCTGCCAACTGGCGAAGACGAAGATGGCGAGGTTGTCTACCTGCCGGAAAAGCATATCGACAGCCCCAACATTGATGCATATCCACACCCTAAGTGGTACCACCTGGCAGTCAGTGAAGCGACCGAATCGGATGACATGACCATGAGTCAAGTCTACAAGAAGCTGCGAGAAGCTGCCCAGGCAGAGTTCGATAAAGGCTGCGATCTTCCGACTGTCACGTTGACTGTCGACTTTCTGAACCTGGACGATACCGAGGAATACAAGCAGTACGGCGTGCTGCATAGTGTGTTTCTCGGGGATAGTGTGCAGGTTGTTGTTAGCAAGTTAGGCCTAAACGTGTCTCTGCGCATGACGCAGTACACCTATGACTGTCTGCTGTGCAGGTACACATCCGTAACCCTGGGTACTGTGTCTGACACGGTGGAAGGGAGTCTGATCTCGGCCAGCCAGATCGCTTCGGGTAGTATCTCGGGCGGTAAGCTTTCTCTGGGTAGCATTGGCACTGGTCACCTTCAGCATGCGTCTGTGGGTAGTCTACAAGTCAAAACGGCTGCCATTGGCTCGGCTCATATCCAGCAGGCGGCTATTAGTCAAGCGCACATCCAAGAAGCGGCTATCGGAACTGCGAACATCGAGGACGCGGCCATCACCAAAGCTAAGATTGCAGATGCCGCTATTGACTCTGCGCACATTGGTGAAGCGGTTATTGATAGCGCTCATATCAAGGAAGGCGCAATCGACTCTGCAAAGATCGAAGAAGCGGCTATCACGGCAGCACATATCGGTGTGGGCCAAATTCAGACGGCACACATTCATGACGGTGCAATCACTCACGCCAAGATCGAGGACGCTGCCATTGATTCTGCAAAGATTGCTGATGCAGCCATCACGACCGCCAAGATCGCCAATGCCGCCATCACCAATGCTCAGATCGCCGGTGCTGCCATCGATACGGCAAACATTGTTGACGGTTCGATCACAACGGCAAAAATCGTAGATGCTGCCGTCACCCGGGCTAAGATCGCGGAACTGGCGGTTGGATCGGCTCAGATCGATGACCTGGCTGTGACAACGGCGAAGATTGCTCAGGCCGCCATCACCAACGCTCAGATTGCCAATGCTGCTGTTGATACTGCCCAGATTGCTCTGGGTGCGATCACGGCGGCGCTTATCCAGAACGGTGCTGTCGGCACTGTTCAGATCGCCGATGCCTCCATCACCGAAGCGAAGGTTGTCTCCCTGAATGCTGATGTCATTACTTCAGGTACTCTGGCAACCGAGCGTCTGATCATCAAAGGCAATGACGGCCTGATCTATGAGATCAATGCTCAGGCATCGGGTCTGTCAATGACTGAACTATCGGATGAGAAGTACAAGTGTCAGCTGAACGGCTCGGTAATTGTTGCCCGATCGATTACAGCAGATCAGATTGCTGCAGCTACTATCACGGCGAATGAGATCTTGTCTGGCACTATTACCGGTGACAAGATTGCTGCAGCAACCATTGAGGGCAGCAACATCAAGGCAGGCACACTCACGACCAGCCATGTATCGGCAGATTTTGGCAAGACGCTCGATCTGACCAGTAATGTGGGTATCAATCAGCGCGTCGAGCAGGTGTACACAGATATGGACACTCTGATCGGCTATCGGATTGAGATCGTATCCACTACAGACATCCTGTCCAATGCGGTCAAGAGCACAACGCTTTCCGCTCGAGTCTGGCATGGCAGTGAGAACGTGACAGATAAGATTCCGGCATCGCGCTTTCGCTGGCTGCGCGTTTCGTCGGACTCAACAGCAGACGCCTTGTGGAACGCAGCCCACGCAGGTATCAAATCCATTCAGCTGACTGTGCTGGATGTTCAATATAGCGCTACATACCAATGTGAACTATTGGACTCTTAAGGAGGGACAACCATGCCCATCATCGCAACTGGCTCCAAAACAATCATTGACCTTTCTGACGGCAAGTCGCTGTCAGCCTATCTTGGTTCCAATCAGCCCCGAACGCAGATCCTGGATGTGAATGCCTCGGCCTTTGCGCCAGACTGGACGACCACCGCCGGTAAGCTCGTCATTACGCCCGTGGTATATGCCAACCAGACGGCGATCGCCCTGACGGATACCGCGCTTTCGATCACCTGGAAGCGCAGAGAAGGTTCTGCTACTGAGGCCGCGCTGACTACGGGTGAATCGGTCAGCGGAAACATCCTGACTGTGAATGTCAATAAGCTGTCGAGCATCACCAGTGGTCTTCTGACTTATATCGCCTATGTCACCTATACCGACCCTGATACCAACCTTGCCATCAATGCAACCGCTGACATTACTTTCGCGCTGGTAAGGACTGGCGAGAATGCTAAGTCCGCATGGATTTCTGGTGAGCAGGTCTTCAAGTATACGGCTGCAGGCGCTGTGTCACCGGCACAGATCACGATGACTGCCAACCTGCAGAACGTGACCATGGGCAAATGGCAGTACAAGAACTCCAGCGGCGCTTGGACGGATTATCCGACTACCAGTGATAACGCCAGTATCACCAGCACCACGCTGATCGTGAAGCCCTCTCATGCTGTCTTTGTGAATTCGTCTGCCACCCTGAGGATCACGACCTCCGATGCCAATGTGGGCGATACGACTTCCATCTACAAGGTGACTGACGGCGCAACTGGTTCAACGGGTACTGCAGGTAGCTCGGCGTCGGTGGCCTTCCTGACCAACGAAAATGTGACCTTTGCAGGCAATGCCTCCGGCCAGGTGGCAGCCACGACCGTCACATGCAATGTTGTGGCATACAAAGGTACGACCAAAACCACGCCCACGGTCGGTACCATCGGCGGTGCGGTTACTGGCATGACTGTTACCAAGGGGTCTGCGTCGAGCAATGAGATCCCGATCAGCATCGCGATCGCCGCCAATTCGACTCTGGGTGGCGCAGGCCAGCGTAGCGGTACGCTTACTGTGCCTGTGACTGCTCCTGTCAGCACCACGCTGAAGATCAACTGGAGCAAGGTGAACACTGGTGCTACCGGCGCAGCTGGTGCTAATGGTGCGGATGCCATCGTATTCAGCATTTATGCCCCCTCCGGCACTGTGTTCCAGAACGGTTCTGGCACGCTAACGATTCAGACCGCAGCCTATAAGGGTGCGACTGCGATCACCTCCGGAGCCACGTATGCTTGGGCTAAGTACAGCTCTGGTAGCTGGACAACGATCTCTGGCGCTACCTCCAGCAGCCTGTCCGTTGCTGGCAGCACGGTGAGCGGCATGGCGTCCTATAGATGTACCATGACCTACAACAGCAAGACCTACACTGACGTCATCACGCTGACGGATAAGACCGACAACTACCAAGCAACAATTGACTCGACTGGCGGCGACATCTTCAAAAACACAGTCGGCACCTCCACCCTGACCTGCCGTCTGTTCCAGAACGGCGAAGAGGTTGATGCTGAAGGTGATGAACATACTTACACTTGGTACCGTCGTGACAAGGACGGCGAAGCTATGGATGATGGTGCAGCCTTTGCAACTGGTAAGTCCATCACAGTGGATGGTGACGATGTGAGTGTGAAGACCACGTTTGTATGTGAGGTGTCGTAATGATTGCTCAGGCGCAGTTTACTATCGTCGATCTCAGCGATCCAATCGTGTCGGCAACTGCGCCCGCGTCTCCTGTGACGAATATGCTCTGGCTTGATACCTCCCAGTCTCCCGCAGCCTTGAAAAGATATACCGGGTCAGGCTGGGAGGTTGTCAATCAGGGGACTGTTGGCGGTCGCAACCTCCTGCTAAACACCGAGGATGAGCGGACAAAAGAACGGGCTACTTCGAATGTGTCTTTTGACTATGAGTACTCGCCATTGCTAAAGGATATAGCAGGTGATGTATATACGTTTTCATTTGAAGGGCGCGGCGATGTTGACGGGATGAAGGTTGACTTCTATTTCAGGAATTCATCTGAACTGATCACTAAGACGGTGTTTACAACACTGTCAACTAAATATGAGCGCTATGTACAGCCAGTTGTTTTCAAAACTGGTTTTTCTGTTGCTGATATTGTCTATTGCCGTTTTCGTGTGGCAGGAGGAACGGGAAACGTTTTTATTCAGAGAGCCAAGTTGGAGAAAGGCAATACCCCTACAGATTGGACTTGTGCTCCTGAAGATGATATCGAGAACCTGGAACTGAAACTCACAGATGTTCATGCTCAGATCAGCACGACAGCGGACAGTATCCGACAAGAAGTACAGGCTAACTACGCCGCAGCAAACGATGTTGTGCAGCTTACGGAGCAGCTGACCACACTTTCAGAGCAAAGCGAGAGTAATTTCACTTGGTCAGTGTCCAAGATCACTGAAATGCAGAGTGACATCGAATCAGCCCAGGAAGCTACTGCTGAGCAATTGGCCCTCATTCAAACCTATATGACCTTTTCTGAGTCAGGTCTGGTCATTGGCAAGACTGGTAACCCGTTTACCTTCCGTGTTGTCAACGACCGCCTGGCTTTTTATATGAACAACACAGAGGTTGCGTATTTGAGCAATAACAAGCTGTATGTGACCCAGGCTGAGATACTGACGCGGCTGCAGATCGGCAAATTCGCCTTCGAGCCGCAGACAAACGGAAACTTATCCGTTATCTATACCGGTTAAGGGGGATACAGAATGGCAACAGCAACATACAGCGCTTCGCTGCGTACAAGGAAAACATCATCGTCGGCTAACGCCAAGTCTGACCGTGCTTGTCAGGAGTTCTACTCGGATGATTATAACTATGTTGGCATCATCCACTTCTCAGGTATGTCATTGGCGAACAAGGTCATTACGGGCATTAAGTTGACCGTGACAGCCGCACAATCTGGTTATGGCGCAAGTCATACGAAAACCGTATACCTGCGCAAGTCGAAGTACCAGGCACCAGCCAGAACGGGAATTACTGGTTCAAATTATGCAGGCGATGTTCTTGGCACATTCGATGGAAGCTTCTACAACAATACGACTAGCTATACGATGTCGGGAACATTGCTGACGAATATGGCATCGTATATCCAGGCTGGTAATAACACATTCACTATTTACAATCCCAATGCGACTGCTGGTCCGAATGGTTACTCATACAACTACTTTCAATGGACGGCTGTTTCGATTACTGTTACCTATGAAGAGGCCGCTAGCGTGCCTACTGTTTCTGCTAGCTCGGTTGCAATGGGAAGCGAGGTGACTATCTACACGAACCGCGCTAGTACAGCGGCAACGCACACGATCAGCTATGCATTCGGTTCAACTTCAGGAACCATAGCAACCAGTGTTGGCGCTTCGACCACTTGGACACCACCGCTTTCACTAGCCACGCAGATCCCGTCAGCCACATCTGGCCTGTGTACTATCACGTGCCAGACTTACGTGAATAGCACGCTGACCGGCACGAAAACTCTGACAATCACGCTGACGGTGCCTGCTAGCGTAGTTCCGACAATCTCGACCATTGCCTGTTCGGAGGCGACCACAGGCATTGCAGCACAATTTGCCGCTTATGTGCGAACGAAGAGTACCGTGACAATCACAATCACTGCGGCTGGTGCAAGAGGCAGTACAATCGAATCTTACCGTACGACGGTGGGTGGTTCTACCTACTCAGCGGCCTCTTTTACCACCTCAACAATGAACACTGCTGGAAGCAACACAGTTTCTGTGACTGTAACGGATTCCCGTGGTCGTACTGCAACCAAGACTACTACCATCACGGTTGTGGACTACTCGCCGCCGTCACTTACCAGCTTGAGTGCTCAGCGATGTAATTCGGATGGTTCTGCAGCGCAGATGGACGGCACAAAAGTCCGCATTACAACGGCTGGTTCTGTGTCCTCAGTTGGTAGCAAGAACACGGTTGCTTGCACTGTGTACTACAAGCTTTCTACCGCAACAGCATGGTCGACGAGTACCACCATTACCGCAAGCAACTATGCGATTGCTGCCACAAACAAGCTCCTGGGGCAGACCTTCGATGTGTTGAAGTCCTATGACATCAAGGTGAGACTGGCTGATTTTTTCGGCTATGTTGAACAGACAGTCAGCGTAGGTACCAAGCAGGTCATGATGGACTTCTATAAAGACGGCTCGGGTATTGCCTTTGGTAAGGTTGCTGAAAGTTCCAGCAAGGTCGAATTCGGATGGCCTCTGGAGCTATCAGAACCACTGCCGCTGGCGCAGGGTGGCACTGGCCAGACAACTGCTGCAGCTACGCGCAACGCGCTGGGTCTGGGGAATACCACTGGGGCTTTACCAATCGCCAATGGCGGCACTGGTCAGAAGACAGTTGCAGCCGCTCGTAATGCGCTGGGCTTGGGCAATACATCTGGTGCTGTGCCTGTGGCCAATGGTGGCACCGGTGCAACAACTGCGGCAGATGCCCGAGCAAATCTTGGCGTCACCCTTGCTAACCTTGGCGCGGCGGCTTCTTCCCACAATCACGCTGCTGGCAATATCACGTCTGGCACACTCGCCGCTGCGCGATTGCCATTTAAGTATGCAATGGGGTCAGCTACGATCAATGGTAATTCATCGATTACTGTGAGCTACTCCAGCGCTGGGTTCACAAGCGTGCCTAAAGTGTTTGCAACCTACTCTACGACTGGCAGCAACTGGAGTGGCGACAACGGTGCTATCAAGATCCATACCAAAACGACAACTAGCTTTGGTATTGTTGTTGGTGGTTCGTTCAGCAGTAACCGTGTTGTAGACTGGTTTGCGATCGGCACATAATCCTCGGATTAAAGCTGCTTCAAGGCAGCTTTTTTCTTATCAACTCTTAAGGAGGAATCGAAAATGAGAGATTTCACGATTGATCTTGTTTGGGCCAAGCTGCAGCTCGCTATCTCTGCAGTTGGCGGTTGGCTCGGCTACTTTCTGGGTGGTGTGGATGGCTTGATGACTGCACTGATTATCTTCATGGTGACGGATTATGTCACTGGTCTGATGTGCGCCATCGTGGACAAGCAGCTCTCTTCACGTGTGGGCTTCAAGGGCCTGTTCAAGAAGATGCTGATTATCATCCTGGTGGGCATTGCGCACATTGTGGATCTTCATGTGGTCGGTACTGGTGAAGCACTGCGCAGCGCAGTGATCTGCTTTTACCTGTCCAATGAAGGTGTCAGCCTGCTGGAGAATGCGGCGCATCTGGGGCTGCCGATCCCTGAAAAGCTGAAATCTATCCTGGCGCAGCTGCATAACCGTGATGATGCTCCGGCGCTTGACGGTGATACGCAGAAGGAGGAAACTGGCGATGTCTGATCGCATCAACACGCCATTCACCAATGAGCACTTTGTGGCCTACTGTCTTCGGATGGTAGGCCAGCCCTATTGGTATGGCACTTGCGGCTACAAGGCCACAAACAGTCTTCTGACCCGCAAAACGAATCAGTATCCGAGCCATTATTCTTCCAGTCGGAAGAGCCGGTACAAGAAGGATATTGAAAACAAAGCAGTAGTTGCAGATTGTATCGGTGGCTGCAAAGGCTATGCCTGGACCGGCGGTGGCGACGCTATGCTTGAGGCTATTGGCACTGATGGCAGCGTAAAAAACGCATATGGTTCCAATGGTTGCCCCGATAAAGGCGCTGGTGGCATGTTCACCTATGCGAAGAATAAGGGAAAAGCCTGGGGCGAGATTGGTACGCTTCCCGAGGTGCCTGGTCTGGCAGTGCACAAGGAAGGCCATGTAGGCTATTATGTTGGAAACGGCGAAGTTGTCGAGTGGCGCGGCTTCAACTATGGTTGCGTAAAGACGAAACTACTCGATCGGTCTTGGCTATACTGGTATGAGCTCCCGTTTATTAATTACGGTGATAGCCTACAGTCTGCAGAAAGCGCACCTTTGGAGACCGTGCTTGGCAGTCGGCTGCTGAAAAAGAGCATGACAGGTTCTGATGTGAAAGAACTCCAGGAGTCTTTGCTTTTGCTCGGATACAAGCTGCAAACCTATGGCGCAGACGGCAAGTATGGCGGCGAGACTGAAAAAGCAGTAAAAGCGTTTCAGAAGAGTGAAGGCCTTACCCAGGATGGAAAGTATGGAGATAAGACACATGCAGCCCTGATGGAAGCTCTTGCTGATAAGGACGAAAACGCTGTTCTTCCGGAGCCAGAGCAACCCCAGCCTGAGACACCTGAACGTCACGTAGTGCTTGTATCTCAAAATGGAAAGGTGAATATCCGAACTGGCAATGATGTGAGTTATGCTCGAATCACATCAGGCAAAGACGGTGCTTCCTTCACCCATGTAGCTACGGCTGCAAATGGTTGGCATGCCATCGTGGTTGGCTCCCGAGTAGGCTGGGTGTCTGGAGAGTATAGTGTTCTTGTCTGACAAAATGATCGGGGGTGAGACTTGACTTTTCATGCATTCAGAGTGATAGATACCCTACACCATATGAAAGGAGGCATCATTCATGATGTCAATCAAGGAGATCCTTACACTGGATAGTGGAATCTACACTGCAGAAGTTGATGGCATCCCTGGTATCATCGGTCATGACAAGGGCAAGGGCTTCACCATTCGCACAGAAAGCAAACCGGGCTGGGACAAGGTCAATCACTACGATAAAGATGGTGACTATGAAGGTACCACGTATGAACGGCAAAATCTGTGACTGATCCCGATCACAACTGCATAATAGAAAGGCGGCATTTGAGGAGAGTATCCTTGAATGCCGCCTTTTTTGTGTTCAGGAGGTTTGCCCTATTATTTAGGGCAAGCCACATTTGTTTCAGTGTGCTGGAGAGAAAACCATGTCTGTAAGTGCAGCGCGGATCACATCGTCCGCCGCATACTTCGGATTCAGCCAGTCAGATAAAGCTGCCTTGGGAAGGATGACGGGCATACGATCATGAATGAATGCGATACTATCAGCCGGGGTTCGCGTCAGGATCGTAAAGCGTGCGCTATTTCCCTCTACGCGATAGAGGCCCGCCAAATAAAGCGATTCACTGCCGGTTGGTTTTATTGCGTATTTAACCTTCTGCCGTTGTTGCTTTTCCCATTCAAAATAGTGGCTGGCAGGGATCAAACATCTGCGCTGCAGCATTCCATCTCGGAACATTGGCTTTTCAGAGGCAGTTTCTGACCGGGCATTGATGATTAGTTTTCCATCAGGCATCTTATAACCCCATGGCATGGCGAATGGACGGGCTTTCATAGTTTTGCTGTTAGCAATCACTGGCACAACATCACTGGGGAATATCTCTCCCGTTTTGACAAATTGGCCCCGGCGATTGAGTTGCTCGATGATTTCCTGAAGATCAGAAGCAGAATCCTCTTCACGGATGTAATACCGCCCGCACATACTAACGCCCCCTTTTGCGTTAGTATACTACGAGATAAGCCGTCCTACAAGCGAACACGGAAATATTGCTCGGTTGCAACTGGACTTAGATCATTCATCTTCGCTGTCGAAATCTTCTTCTTCCACAACGATGTTGGTACCCATATAGAGGAGGCGAATAGGTAGGCGATACCTACACTTTTTGTTGTACAAGGATAGCATCGTTTCTGCATATCCAAGTGATCCCGGGCGACGTTCTTTTGCAGTACGAGTGAGTACTCGCGGTGAAACCATGCTCAATCGGTTCACGAAGGTCTCCTCATTGAGCTGATCTCCATATGCTGAGAGGAGCCTTGCAACACCAGTGAGCATTCCAGAGGAGAGTGAGTACTTCTCGCCTTGCCAGGCTCCGATGCAAAGACGCAACGTTTTATCCAGATTGTGAAAACCATACTTGTCGTAAATATTGGTCAGAGCAGATACGGCACAGATATGGCCGTCACCTTTTGATGTGCTGGCCAGCTCCAAGTTGTATGACTTGATCAGATCATAGATCATCAGATGTTTCTCGCTACCGGCTTCCAGTTGCGCAATGAACACATCGTATGGTGTCAAAGGCCGGGAGTGCTTCTGCTGATCTGCAAAGATTTGAGCTTCATGCTCATAAAACAAATCATCGTAGATCATGCACCAGACTGGTGTGTCCCGGGACTGTGATACTTGAGCAATGATTTCTATGGTGTGCTGACCATCGAACACATAGTTGATGCCGTCACGGCGACTAACCTTCACTGGATTGACCTGATAGAGATCAAATTCCTTCACGGCTTTCACGATTTGTGATTCGGACAGAGGACGTTGGTAGTCCTGGTTCGAGGAAAGGTTTTTGATTGGAATCTTCTCAAACGTGACGTTTGGAACAAAGCGATTGTAATCCATAGAAGTTCATCACTCCTTCATCGCGGATATCATGTTGACAATGGTGCTTTGCAGGTCTGATAGGGCTTGATGAAGCTCTTCCTTCGCCTTTGCGGAGATTACACGCATGTCCGCTTTTCCCTGAGCACGCTCTATAGAGTTTTTCCAGGATGGAATCGTCAGCGTCAGTCCAGTTATTTCTGAATCAGGATCGTAGGCGGGGGTTGACTTAATCTCGGTATGTATAGTCGAAGCATCGAACGTGCTTGTCGGCAGGTGGTTCCTTGCGACACAGAACGGGACAAAAGTACCCTCGCCACTACCAGTCAGCCTTCTGCTAAAGTCATGGATTTCTGATGCGGGAAGCTTCGATAACGCTACAACATTGCTGTGTGAGATCTTGTATTGCCCAGATAGAATACGGGGGACAACAGAGGGTGCTTTCAACTGAATTCTGTCGATCGCTTTGCTGTATGTACCGTATTTTTCAACGGTTCCGTGCGACAAATGGTATTCGGCACCTAGCCTTACAGCCGTTCTATTGCGCATGGTGTTAGGGTCCCCTGAATGTTCGGTTACCTCAGGGTTAGGTGTATCAGGTGAATACTGATTCCACCCACTGCTGTTCTTACGCGTGTTGAGGATCTTCTCAGCTTCGAAGCGTTTACCAATCAGATACTTGCGGGTCTCTTCACTGATATTCCTTCTGCCAAGCTGGTTTGCGCATATCCAGGAGAATACTTCTTCGCGACTGTCGAAGTCCTTCTCAACAACGTGAAAGGGGATACCCTGACGCATGCAGATCTCATACCGGTTATGCCCATCAATGATGTATCCTCGCCAGATAACCAGTGGATCACGGCATCCTTCGGTCATGATATTTGACTCCAGGCGTCTGAATTCATCTTTCGACAGCGGAGGTATTAAGTCCCGAAACAAAGGATCAATTTCCAGTGTGCGTAATGATTTCTTCATCATCATGGTTGATCACCTCTGCCGGTTCGTAGCGCTGAATTGTTGACATTGGAAATACTGCAACGCGTTCTGCAGGCAGGTAGTATCCCGAGAATCTGTACGTGTGATTACCAAGATCAGGCCCATACACTTTCCGAATCTTTCTGACGAGCATCGAACTGTAGACTTCAAAACAGTTCTCTCCCCGGAGATCATACGGGCGTACTCGTACTTCCTGACCGCCAGGGACTTCGTGATCGACACAACGAAATGCGATAACCTTCTGCTTGGGGTCAAACAGCAACTGAAAGAACCTCGGGTCGCCCATCGTGTGAAGCGTTGGCTTGTGAATGCGAATACGACTCTTTTTCATGTCGATAGCGATACTGACGCTGGGGGTTAGTACGGATTCTGCCATGGACGTTCTCCTCCAATAGTCGGTGTGTTCACCTGGTGCGTGGGCAACACAGGGTGCTCCATGCTAGCAGGTTCGGTAGTGGAGACGCTGGGTTGAGAAGGCGCAGGCAGTGCGCTGGTAGGCGTCTCTTCGGTATCTTTATCCTTGATACCAAAGACTGTGTAGCTGTCGAAAATGTTGATCTGCAGCTGCTTTCTATGCTCTTCAAAGGGAACGCCAAACTGATCCTGCCACTCTGCAGGGAAGACGGGAACTCTGCTCGTTTTGACTTTTTCGCCTTCCTTTACGATCCGGCGATACATTTCGGTGGAAGTCAGGTCGAACACAAACAGATACTGGCCATTGGCTCTAATGAGCTTTCCGAGAATCTTGTAGCGATAATCCGGGTTCCAGTCCATCATTGTGAAGATTTTCATGAAGAACATCTTGCCTGTGACTTGGCGAGGTTTCCGTTTCCCACCGCTGGTCGTACACCATTGGAACGAATGCAGATCAGATTCTTGGCAAGGGCGTACTGCCAGTGTTTTTGTTTGCCGGTTCACTAGGAACTGAATGTAATCAGTATCGGGCATGCGCTTGATGCAAGCAGCGTTCAAACCGATCTTGTAGTTACAGAAAGAGATCGAGGGTTCCGAAATGTGCGAGAAAAACTCGCGGCGCACGACCTGGAACGAATCAAGGTCAAACGTAGGGATGTCCTCGATGATTTCGTCCTCTTCCTTCACGATATAGGGCGTATACTCTGCTTGCAGATCGCCACCGTACTCGCGAGTTTGCGGCATCGGGTTAGCAACATGTTCGCCCGAGTAGTGCATGTCGTAGTCATTCATTGTACTGTTCCTCCTGTGGCGACCAATCGCCCAACTCATTCTCTATGAACGTTCGCAACGTATCGTAATCTGTCACGTTCAGCTTCATCCCTACATTGCACAGTTGTCCCTCAATTCTCAGTTGCCACTCTTCTCTCGTTTGATGAGCCAGTGCTTCGTATGACATTTCCTCATAGAAACCATTTCCAAAGGCATGCATCCAACAAGACGGAATCCCACGGATGTGTTTACCCAACACATTGATTGGCTGCAGTGCATTATCTTCACCAAATTCATCCTGCGGAGCAAAAGTCTCTGTCGGGATGTACACAACAGCTTCGCTGGCAGAGAAGATATATGATTCCTCAGAGTCTCGTTTTCGCAATGCGCTGAACATGCGATATTTATGGTCGGGGTTCCACTCGAAAAGCCTGAAGAGGGTGTCGTAGAAAGCAGCGCAGGAGATTTCACGAGGCTGGCGTTTTTCGCCGATGGTCTTTACCCATTTCACTGCATTCCTGTTTTCTTGCGTTGTAGGACGAACCGCCAGTCGCTTTTGAAAGGGGTGGACCAATAGCTCAACGTATTCGACTGTTGGCATGCGACGAACGCATTCCATGCTGAACTTTATTCCCTTGTTGGCAAAGGAGACAAATGGTGAATGGTTGCCATCAAATAAATCCGTGTGCGCGACTTCAAAGCCTCTCATATCAAAGTCACCGGCTTCTGCCTGAAAGCGCATTGCACTTTGAATTGTCTCCTGTACCTCTTCCTCTTCATAGGCACTGGCGGAGGCTCGAATATACTCAGGCTCTTTGAAACCCGACCACCTGGGGTTAATGATGACATATCCTTTCAGTAGACCTTCGGGGATGACACGTAATTCAGGCAAGATGTTCTTATTCCGATACTTGGCATTGTTCAGTAAGTGCTGTACGGCAATAAAGTCATCCCGCGTGATGATCGCTTCATGTTCACCAAAGTATTGACTACGAGGACGCTCACCACGATTTTTGACGGAACGGTGGGAGAGCACGTCGGGCGTGAATGTCTTTCGTGTGTAGACATCGCCGCAGTAACGTTCATTTCGCAAAGTATTGACAACACCGTTTGCAGTCCACTTGATGTTTCCACGATAGCTTTTCCGACCCAAATAGATTAGAGCCTCTGCGATCTGTTTTGTGGAATAACCGAACAGATACATATAGAACATGAGCTTGGGTGTCCTATACGTGTCGAGGTTGGGGACCAGCTTGCCTTGATCATCGTGCGCAAAACCCAGGAGTTTAGGGGTAAGCGGCAGGCCATGGTCCAGGCGCATACGCAGGGAAGTTTCCATGCTTCGGCTCTTATTTCGGGATTCCTCTTCAGCCATCGTAGCCTGGAAGGACAGAGCCATATTGGAGTTATCGTTCAGGGAGTAGATGTTTTCTGCTTCGAAGAAAACGCCAACAGGAGGCTGTCTTTCAGCGAGCATTCTTGCCATACCGAGGAAATCAACCACGTTTCTGGCAAATCGAGATACGCTTTTGGTAATGATCAGGTCTGCTTTCCCGGCCTTACAGACTTCAATCATTCTGTTGAACTCTTTACGTTTCTTGAGGGAAGTGCCACTGATGCCCTCGTCCGCGAAGATACCAACCAGTGTCCATTTAGGATGCTGCCTAACGAAGTCTTCGTAGTACTTACGCTGAAGTTCAAATGAGGTTGTCTGCCGTACATCATCAGTCGATACTCGCACGTAGATGACAACTCTCAGATGGGCATCGTTATCTCGATAGTCAGGCGGTTTTACTTCAGGGATGAAGTTGTAATTGGCTTCGTCGATTTGCACACGGACTCGCTGCCGGATGCGTTCCTTTTGCTGTTCCTTCGAAAGACGCGGATTAGTCATACAGCCTCCTGGGTTCATCATCATCGGGCAGTAGCTTCCAGTTGGGCGGTAAGAAGCTTGTCTCGTGCAGGTCTCTGAGGTAGTACGAGGCCAATGTGTAGATGTTCTCATTGATGAAGTAGATGCCGATCGGATTCCTCTGTGCTGCAAGAATTCTGGCGTAGAGCGTGACTTCATCAGGCAAACGACTTAGATTACTTACTTTTTGTGTGAGGATCAGATTAACACGCCCGGAGAAACAGTCATCCATGAGCTGGCACCACCCAGGAGCGTTCTCCATATAAGGCGGCGATTGCCCATAATCAACGTAAAAATCAACCAATGTCCAGTAAGGGCAGAGGGCGATGGTATCAACGAATTCTTTCTTGTGGTAATCGAGATAGTTATCGTATTTAGTTTGATTGAAGTAACGAATATAAACCCCGATCCGATAAGGGATCTCGGGGTTTGGGTACTCATGAGGCATGCTTTCCATCCAGGCGCGATGCTGAGCAATGGCTCTTCGTCTTTCTTCTTCTGCAGGGTCAATAGCAAAAGGATTCAAGTTGCTGACTTGTCCCCACATAGAGGTTTGCGTGGGTTCAACCGGCGTGAGGGCCGTCTCTTCCCTGAAGTTGTCCTCTTGATTCATACTGACCTCCTGATACATGGTTCATAAACAACTATAAAGTTCAATGGTATGAATTGAAATAAACTCGCGGTCAAACCAGTAACTCGTAGTTACCGTTTTTGAGCGCACAAAAAAAGAATGATCCACGCAGGATCATTCTCTAGAGTCGAATATAAAGGTTTTTCTTGTGCGCCGATGCCTATTGGTGACAGATTGTCACCGGTTCACACCATGACATTTAACCCCGGCGCATGAGCTTGATATACTTGATGATTTCTAACAGGTAAGCCATTTCGGTGGCAGTGAAGTCTTTGACAAGCTCTGCCAGCTCACTCGGACATGCCTGAGTGCTGTCTGATGTGTTTGGCTTGAGAATGTCGTCGGCGGAAACCTGGAGACTCTCGATAATGGCCATGAATGTCGAAATGAACATATCTGTTTTTCCGTTTTCGACATAGCTGATGCGAGGCAGAGTTAACCCAGCTTTAGTTGCCAACTCGCTCTGGCTCATTCCTTGCGCGGTTCGAGCTTCTCGGATGCGATGCCCGATCAGAGCGCACAATTCACTGACATTTTCCTTCATGGGGTCATAACCTCCGGAGAAAAACTTATTTTATACAGTAAATTATACCGTAAAGCGTAAATTTTCGATATAACGAACTCGATAAAATTTACTGTTTACGGTATAATGCGGATGCCAAAAATATCTGAGGAGGTATCCGCATGGGCATTGACTTCAAACTTCTTGGACGCAGGATTAAGCAGATCCGCACACAGCAAAATCTATCTCAAGCCGCACTGGCTGAGATGATTGGATGCTCATCTCCGTTCATTAGCTACATGGAGAATGGCTCGAAGACACCAAGTCTTGAAATGCTGGTGAACATCGCGAACGCCCTGTGCGTCACAACTGACCAGCTGCTGGCAGAGCATCTCCAGTACAACAACCAGAGCGCCTTTCTCGAATATAGTGAAGTGCTGAAGGGTTGCACGGAATATGAGAGGCGAGTCATCCTTGACACGGCGTCACAACTAAAAAAGACACTAAAAGACAATCAAACACTTTTTCGGAACCGGCAGAATAAGAGTAGACCTCAAATGTGAGAATGGGAACAATCCCGGAGTCAAGCATGAAACCCCTGAGTTTCAACTTCTCACAATCACGAGGGCTACTCTTACATTTTTGCCGTTCGCTCTTACGTTTTGCCCAAATTCGAGATTTTTTGGAAACAACTGTGCTATAGTGGAGCCCAAAACAGGGTCTACTCACTTTTCTTCTTAAAGTTGCGGAGGCTGGTTATCAAAACAGCTGAACGTGTCCTAAGGAAGATGAAAAGAAACAGGAAGGAGAACCATGAAAGCTCTCATGGGTAAGTGGTCAGATGATTTACGTCATGTCTGATATTCACGGTAGGATGGCCAGGTATAAGGATATCATGCGCCAGATTAAGCTGAAGAAGGAAGATCATCTGTATGTACTGGGAGACGTGATTGACCGAGGGCCACATGGGTTGCGTATCCTGATGGATCTCATTCGCAGACCGAATGTAACGGTACTCCTCGGTAACCATGAGCGGATGATGCTTGACACGATCCTGAACAAGGATAGCGACAGCCAGTATCTGTGGTACATCAACGACGGTGGTGTGACTTATCAGCGGTTCAAGTTCTTCACAGCAGTTCATAAGCAGCGCCTGATTGAGGAGATCAAGCAGATGCCAGTGAATGTGGAAGTGCGCTGCAATGGCAAGGATTACTTGCTGGTTCATGGTGGCCCGCTTGATAACAGCAAGGATGACCCGATTGCTGACTCGGTGTGGCAGAGGCTTGATTCCGACACGCCCGTGCCAGCGGGAAAAATCGTGGTTTTCGGGCACACCCCAACGAGTCACTACCAGAGGAATCGGCCATTGTCTATCTTTTTCGGTGAAGACAAGATCGGTATCGACTGCGGTTGCGCCTACCCAAGTTACATGAAAGGACGCTTGGGTTGTTTACGCTTGGATGATATGAAGGAATTCTATTCTGCAGCAACTGATGTGTCGTAAAGAAAAATGTTGGAAAGGAGGTCCAGCGAGATGATTTTCGTTACAGGGGATACTCATGGAGAGTTCCAACGGGTAAAGACTCTCTGTGACAAGGCACACACTGATCAGAATGACACGCTGATCATTCTGGGTGACGCAGGGTTAAATTACTACGGGGGCAAGCGTGATAGAATCCGGAAAACGCTAGTCGCGGCTTTTCCGATTACTCTTTTCTGCATTCATGGTAACCACGAAATGCGCCCCGAATCTCTTCCCGGATATGAAAAGAAGGAATGGCACGGCGGCACAGTTCTCTTTGAGCCCGAGTTTCCCTCTATCCTATTTGCAGTAGATGGCGAGATATACGACTTCGAAGGGAAAAGCACGCTTGCCATTGGCGGGGCTTACAGTGTCGATAAGGAGTACAGGCGTAGTCGAGGCTATGGTTGGTGGCCTGACGAGCAACCTTCTTCTACTACGAAGCAGCTTGTCGAAGAAGTGCTGGATAAGAGAGGTTGGACGGTCGATGTTGTCCTGTCTCATACAGCACCTATCAAATACGAACCGAGGGAGGTCTTCCTTCCTTTTATCGACCAAAGCAAAGTGGACAAGTCCACCGAACAATGGTTGGGAGATGTTGAATCAAAGCTTTCATATGGTAAGTGGTACTGCGGTCACTACCATATCGCAAAATCCATCGACCGGGTGATATTCATGTTTGAAGATATCCGGGTATGGGACGAATAGGCCACAGCAGAGAAAGGATCAGATATGAGATATTCAGAGGAAAGAAAACAGGGAGCCTGCGCCATGATGCTTGATCATAGTATCGCCTACACGAGTGAACAGTTGGGGATCCCCGAAACCACTCTGCTCCGGTGGCGGCGTGAAAGGAACGCTGCTAAAGAAAAGGAGCAGGAACTGGAAACCCCTGAAATGCAGGACATACCAACCGGCGAAGACAACGCTCACGATGCCCTTGTGCAAGAAGAGCAACTCATTATTGAGGAGCAGACCGAAGAACCCCTTTCTGTATCAAACATACAGTCTGTGATAGTCCGACAGGCAAAGGCTCTTCTAAACGCTGATCCAGACACCGTGCTTAGTGAGGTAGCACTACTAATTGCTGAGAATGAGAACCTGAAAACACAGAATCAGCAACTTCGCAAATCTCTTCACTATTTGATTACTTGACTTATCTTCCGATCAGAGCAAACATACGGACTACCCAAAAGGAGTAGACGTTGGCTGCTCTTGGGAAAAAGAAAGGGAGGATAAGACAATGTCACACTTTTCCGTTGCAGTCTTCAGTCAATCAAGTGACTGGGACACTATTGATGAGCTTCTTGCTCCGTACAGCGAGAACACGGCAAACCCTGACCACCTCAGTTTTCAGCCTCTCAAGCGTACTGCAGAAGAAATCCAGGAGAAATACGAGAATGCTAAAGCCAACTATGAAAGCTTTGAGGCCTTCATGATGGGCTGGTATGGTGCTCACCTTGATGAGGATACTCAGCAGTGGGGATTTACCTGCAACCCTAATGCCAAGTGGGACTGGTATGAAATCGGCGGACGCTGGTATGGCATGCTGAAGTTGAAGCCGGGAGCCAGTGGTCACAAAGGCAAACCGTCCTGGACCGTCAAAGAAGCTAATGAAGAACATTGCGATCAGGCTTTGGTTAGGGATATCGACTTCACTCCAGATCAGAAGGCGTACAACGCGGCTCAACGATTCTGGGAAGTTGTAGTGGAGGGAGCTCCGCTTGGTGAAGGTGAGGAAGAAAGCCATTTCTTTACTCTTTGGAAACCAGAATACTATGTAGAAAAATACGGAACAAAAGCTGAATATGCACAGCACTGTGCATCATTCTCTACCTATGCCTTCATAACTGCGGAAGGAGAATGGATATCCCAGGGTGAGATGGGATTCTTCGGGTGTGGAACTGACACACGAGATACCAGGCGCACGCTTCAGCAGCAGTTAGAACAGTACATCAGCGAACATCCCGATATGTACTTAACAATCGTGGATTGCCACATCTGATAGCCTAAGAGTCAAGCCAGGAGGCGGATAGCATGGAACTTGAACAACTGATGGCCAGGCCACAAGCAACCATCTACTGTATCAACTTGCCAGACTATTCGCTTCCTGGCTTTGTTTCTGGAGACAAGCCCTACTTCGGCACTCTGGCAGATATAGATTTGATGTGTGAAGCACAGCGGAAAGAACTAAGAGCCCTGTTTTCCTCTGACTGCCTGCGAGAGTGCACTGTATTGGGGTGGACAACTTACAGAAGAGAAGGGTATAAAGCTTGCCACAGCAATACATATGGTTTTCCATACTATATGAGTTGCAGCGAGCTGCATTCAAACCATCTCTGGATTCAGATGGGGAATAACTACTATCGCTGTGTCCGTGCCGGTTGTTTTGATCTCCGTTATTCGCCGGATGAACAGGAACTGCCTGGAAAGCTAATCGGCGGTTATTGGGGATTTCCACATCAGATCCGTTGTGAAAATACGATGACATACTGTCAGATGTTTGTTGTGGAGAAGACTTTCGCCAACGCCAGTGAAGCCGTGCAAGACATCACGGGTTTTACTGGGGAAGCTCTCCTTAGTGAATTCTTTAATGACATTTTCGGTGACGGTTAACCCGCACATGTAGACAAAGGAGGTTATTGATATGACTCAGCCCCATCCTGTGAAAAGGGGCCTGGACCCAGTATTCCTTCGAGTAAAGCGCGATGGCGAGTATACCGATCGTTGCTTTACTGATCTTACTCTGGAGGAACAGCAGAAGTTCATGGATACACTGGAAAAGGAAGGCCTCAAGCGCCTGGTTCTTGCATTGGCTAATGCACTGCGAGACTTAGGCGATCAACTGAATGTTGCCTGGTATGACTGATACAAGGAAAGGAATGAAATACGCAATGAGTGAAGCCACCAGCAAGTGTTTCGTCCGGCGCTGGATCAAGATGCCCTCGATGAAAGCATTACATGAAACGTTTGGGGTGTATAGTGGCTCCTGGTCACGCCAGATGGATAGATATTGGGAATCAAACGATGGGTATACGGTAAGTAGCCGTTTGATCCGAACGGCGATAGGCCAGGTTGAGCATGTGGCCATATCGCGGTTGACCCCGGAGAAGGGTGATATCCCGTGGGCTGTTAAGCAGGAAATCAAGAACGAGTTATTTGGTGCGAATGCTATAGCGATAGAAGTGTTCCCCGCCAAGAAGCACCTTGTTGATGTATGCGATGTCTATCATCTCTGGGTGTTGCCCAAAAACAGTGCGATGCCCTTTGGCATTCACCCAACCCGTGATCCGGAGTGCCAAGCAATCGATCGTGGATATGATGTTGATCTTCAGAAATGCCAGGAATGGAACGATTCTGATGAGCGCAAATGTCTTGTGCAGGGGGCCGATGTGGTGGAAAGGATTGAGTGAAATAGCCATGAGCAGATTCGAGGCTATTCGTCAAGGACTGACTGAAGCCATTGCTTACGAGAAAGGAATTGCTATGTTGGAAGAGAAAAATGCTGACCTACGCTATGTAATTGAGCTGACAGAGGATCAGGCGCGTGTCACGGCAAGGGCCTGTGAACTGTATGCTAGATTACTGAATGGCCAGTTGGATGAGATCAATCATGAACTGCTGCTTCACGAGAATCACAACAATATATGCGAACGAAGGGATCAGGCCATGGATCTTCTTTTGAAACTGAAGCAGATCTATTTTCCTGAGTT